ATCGTATGGTAATGTACCACCCACTGAAGCTGTAACCTTTATAGCCGCATTATTTATCCCACAAGTTGAGCCAGTAACAGATGTTGATATAGTAAATTTATCTTCCGCAATAATTACCGCACTTCCTGTATATACACATCCTGAACTATCCTCAACATAAACGGTATATGTTCCACCCGTTAAACCTATAAAGCTATTAGTCGTATTGCTAGTTGTTATACTACTAGTATCTGAAGTTGGATATATTAATGTGTATGTATAAGGTAAACTACCTCCCTGTACTGACACATTAATCTCCCCATTATTTTGAGAACAACTCGAATTGGTTGTATTAATTGATGCAGAACTAATTCCATTTGGTGTTAATAACTGTACGGTTTCTGTAAAATTACAAAACCCTGCGTCTGTTACTTTTATACTAACAGCACCTGCGGTTAGTCCTGTAACTGTAAAAGATTGTGAATATGATATTTCAAAATACCCTGTTGATGCAGAATAATAATAAGGAGCCGTTCCTCCTGTTATTGTCATTATAACTTCTCCGTTATTTTGAAAACATGTTGGTTGTTGTACCACAAAATTTCCAAAACCTACAGGGTCAACGTTTGGAACGGTTGCCGATTTTCTTAAGACACAACCATTTGAATCTGTAACAGTTACTTCATACACACTTGCAGTTAATCCTGTTATGTAACTTGTTGTCTCATTATTACTCCAAAAATACGTATATGGATAAACACCCGTTTCTCCTGTTACATATATTTTACCTATAGGTTGTCCACCACAACTTGAATTTGGTACAATATAAAACCCATAGTCAAAAACATTTGAATCCTCAATAACAACTGTCTGACTCATTCCCGTACACCCACCCAAATCTTGAGCCAACATATTATATGTTCCGGCAGTTAAATTATTAAAAATAATAGAATTAGTATTTGTTATTGCAGATGTGATATATTCACCACTACCACTATATAAATAAAAATTTGTTGACGAATATTGAGATGTTGAACTACCAGTAATTATCCCATTATTTTCCCCACATGTAGTATTTTTTACATCGGATATAATAGAACAAACTCCATTAGAAATTGGTATATTAATATAAAATTCATTATTAACCGGTAGAGTACTATCGTTTAATCTTAATGAATATGTATTTGATAATAATCCTGTCCTAATTGATGGTGATATTGTTACCGTATCAACACCTAAATTTGGTGTTAACCATTCAACAGTATATGGTGCAGTTCCTCCATAAGGTAATAGACTTATAGAACCCGAACTATTATTTTGACAGTCCCCTGTAACTAATATGTTATAATTAAATTGCGCCATTATTGATTACAACTTATTTCTAAATTTATACCAACATTAAGAGTTAGTAATTCCCCCAAATTCATTGCTGTCATAGTTAAATTATTTATTGTTAGTATGTTACCATTTAAATAATAACCTAAACTATATTGTGTTAATTCGGGTAGCCCTCCCACTAACGCAGTTTTCCAATCAGAGTTTGTAGGAACATCCGTTGTCCCATACCCAACATAAAATTGTTCTTGTATTAAAACATTTCCATCCAACCTTAAATCAACATACCATGTGGATTTTAATGAATCCATAATACAATCATTTATTGTTAGTCCTTGAGACGTTAAAAAAACATTAACTCTATTATTCAAAATACTACTAAAATTAGACACATTAACATCTCCATTAAGCCAAGGATAAATGAAGAAATCAACGTATTCTGAACTACAGCTATAATCAAATATATTTGTAATAATTGAACACGGTTCTGCCGGTACTTGTACAAATTGACATCCTCTTTGTCTTCTATAAACAAACTTTTGTTTATGAAAAATTGAGTTCTCATACTTAATTCCTGATGTCCATATTGTTGTTGCTGGTATCATTTGCTCAACCAACTTCATCCAATAAGGACCCATACCCTCAACATAGTTAATAAGTTTTTGATATGTGTATTTATTATTTGGTATACCTACAGTTTGTTCTGACTCCAAGTATTTCCAAAATATTGATTGTAGTGTTGGATATCCACCAGTTTTACCATCAGTAATAAATTGTCTATTCCTTGTATTAACCATATTCAACCAAAAAGTTTGAAGAAACTCAAAAAAAGTTTTCTTCTTTGGTTCAGGATTTACAAACGTAGAGTCTACTCCACCGGGAACAGGAAAATTAACCGTCATTCCTGACTCAGGTATTGGGTAATCATATTTAACCGATTCATCCCACACATCATAAGCCAACCCTTGTCCTGGATTTAAATTTAAATCAATGTTTTTAACATTGATTACCAACTTTTCATTATCAACAAAATAATATGCATTATAATTTGCTTGCGTTGAAACTCTGATTTTATCATCGTCTTCTCTCCAAGATTTATTATTATCAACTACTTTTTTAATTTTAAAACCTTCGGTCATATATGGGAATTGTCTGTAGACATCCAAATATTTTTCACCATAAACAAAAGGTTCTAATTGTGTTTGTATGTCATAATTTTGCCCTGTGTATACAAGACCCGTTAAGACAACTTCATCAGGACTTCTATGTTGTGGTGTACTTTCATACCAACCAGACCCTTTTTGGAAAAACATAGACTCCGTTTCAATCGGAGATTGTGGATAACCTTCAGCATCTACCGGATAATCTAACGTACTAACAGTAACATCTTCATAGATATCAGTTGTTGTAAAGGCAGTAAATAATTGTCCTTTGATTTTAAAAGTGTCACCCGGTAATAAACTTGGTACTTCTTGTACATAAGTTCCTCCTGAAATTTGAGCAAACTGAGTTCTAAAGTTATCCATATTTATTCTTTGGTCAGCCAAATAAATGTGTTCATTAAATTCAACCAAAGAATCAGGTGCTCCAATAAGTCTTAACATAAATTCTATAGACCTTCTAGTACCTTTTGATTTAAATAAATAAGCCGCATTTAAAATCAAATTTCTATAGAATTGATAATTTAACTCCGTAGGTGTTATTGCTTTAGAATAACCAGGATATTCATTTATTGCGTTATCACCAAAAACACTACTTAAAAAATTTTCATTAGTAATAGGTGAGAAATTTGAACTCCACCCTAAAGTCTGCGATAAATTATATAATAATTGTGAAGGAATATCATTTTCAGGTACATAATTAACTGAATTGATAAATGCCAACGCATCTATAAATTGTTTTATTTGGTCAAAACTTCTTCCATATATCTGAAACATTTTTTCAGCCTTTTGTCCTAGAGTATCAAAATCTTTTAAGGAACCTGATATTAGAAATCTTGAAAGTAAATTTGTTTTAAACCCATCTAAATTTATTGCAATTTCTTCTAACTTGGTTAAATAATTATCAAAACTTATTGACCTGATATCTAAATTCCAAATACCGTCTTTAGGCCAAGTAACAAACTGTTCCGAAATGTAAAATTGTCCCATTTCATTTAACAAAGGAACTTTAAACGCCGCGGTATATTCAGGACTAATTAATCTGTTTAATAAAAATTTTTCAACCTCATCAAAATCCTCACTCATAACTTTATCTACAATATAATCATTTGGTCTAATCTCAAATGTTTCGTAGAAAGTTGATGCTGATGTTCCAAACGGAGCTCCTGACACATAAAAAGCAATATTACCATCACTTAATGTTTGTGATGGTGAAAAAGATTCAACTTTATAATCAATATTATTAACACTAACCGCATAGTCTAAATAAGTGTTAAAAAGATTCCTATATTTAGAAACTTCTATTTCTCTTAAACTTATATTTCTTGTTGCATTTACTGAGTAATCAATATCAAAAGGATTGTGTATCCTATCAATATTAACCTCAAAATAAGTTTCATCTAATGATTGACTATAGCTTATATTTACCGCAGTTGCACCTGTTGTAAAATCTGTTTGAGCATACAATACATCTAAAGCGGCTGGAAAATAATTAATTATCTTAGTTGCCGATACACTAAATCTTTTAGATAAAGAACCATACATTGAGAAGTTTAGAACTTCTGAAACATCATAATTTGGATATACTCTAAATTGTGTTGCTAATATCGCCCTTCCCTGTAATTGTGTATCTATCTCTAAATCATTTAGACTTAAAGGTTCTGAAAATGCCCCAACATTAAAAGTTCTATTAACTTTTTCAACAACAGAAGTTGTGAACTCAAAATTTCCTTGAGTCAGTCCTCCTCCCGCTACCGTCTGTAATCCAACGATATCATCAGAGAAAGTTCCTGCACCATTACCTGGTCTAGGCGGATAAAAATATTTGTTTCTTTCCAATGCCATTAGGTTACTATGGTGTTAAAGTTCTTACTAAAATCAATGTTATTACCCCTACTTTGTCTAACTTCATAAAGAAGAGCATTAAACTGGTCCCTAATTTCGTAAAGATTGTATTGTCTGTAGATGTTATTTTGTGTATCATAAATTGTATATATACCATCATCAATTGATTTGGTTTGATTACCATAAAGAGCAATTGCAAGAGACGATATATCATATTCAACCATTTCTATATCAATTGTTACAGGATTAAAAAATGTATTTGAAATAATAATTTGTTGGTCTGGTTGTCCAATAAATGGTGTTGCGTTTGGTTTATTTGTTGGTGATGATGACGGTGATAAAGTAATGAATAATAAATTTGATTGTCCATCAACATATCTATATCTAATTGCTTTTTGTGTGGTATTAACCTGATTAGTAACCACAGGCTCACAATAAAAACATGAAGTTACAATTCTAAAGAAATTCGGTATTTTAGAACCATCATTATTAAGATACTCAATTCTAAATCCAACAAGTCCTTGCGGTACAAATTTATTTAAGCTGGCAGCAGGAATATTAGATAAATCAATAATAATTCCTTTAACATTGGGTAATGCGCTCAAAACTCCACAATCAGTAATTGTTGTTCTTATTTGTGCGGGTCTCAAATATAAAGTGTAAAATCCTAATTGATTAAATTGTTCTGCCGGTAAAGTTAAATTGTATAAACCTCCTAAAACCTCAACACCATTATTACCGCCAGTTTCATCATTATTGAAATAGGGTCTTAATATAGTTGGGGCATCTAGTGTTGTTAAAACGAATTGTTCGGTAACATCTCTAGACGGTGTATAGTTCATGATTATCTCAACATCTTGTGGTGAGACATCACTTGGTCTTAGTGTTCCGTATGTTCCTATTGCCATATTTTATTGTTATATTATATAAATACTTTATGTCTTTTTTTCAACGTTAAAAAACCCATATCCGTAATTAATTAAATCTCTTAAATTATCAACCTCACCTAATCTTTGTACTCTTTCAAACGCACTATTTTTTCCTCTCTCCACAAAAACGTCACTTTGAATCTGTGCTTGGTCAATAACTTTAATTAAAGATTCGTCTTTTACTATAGGTTGTGCGGTTATATTATCTTGCGTAAATCCTGAAGAACCAACAAAAGAAAGTGTCAATCCATTAACATAATCGTAATAATCAACATTTTGTATTGTATATGCGGTAAACACAGGATTGATGTCAGTTATTGCTCCATATATTTCACCTCCTTTGATAATAGGTACCCCCACTTGATATTGAACGGGACCATACAGAGAAAGTTCTGTTAGTCTTGATTTTGTTTCAGAAGACACCGTAAAAGGAACATTAACATAGTTTGAACTCAATTCAGATTCAACAGTATTTATTGCATCCCCTGAAAAAATATAATCGTAACTTATAGGTGTTGCCGACCAACTTCCAATGTTTGAAGTAAAAAAAACTCTTCCTTTAGGATTATAAATTATTGGATTTTTAAATGGAGTTGATATTGTTTTATATACATTTACTTTTCCCCAAGGATTAATTTGTTCTAAATTAATTGTATATTTTCTTGTTCCATTTGGATAAGTATGTGAAACATAATTTGGTGTATATCCTGTTACAACTTCTATTGGTGAATCGTCCCCCCAATCAACAGTATAACTAGACAAATCAATAAATTTTTGATACTCACTTGATGTGTTATATATTTTATACGTATACGATGAAGTTGTGGTTGATGAAAATATAAAATTAGTGACCACATCTTGTTGATAAATCAATCCGTCAAATGGTGTAAAATATCCTGAATCAACTGTACTTTGTCTTAATAGAATTGGAATTGTTAGTCCCGTAAGTGTTGATGAACCATTAGGACCAGCGCTTACAACTTGGGTCATTGCCGAATAAACACCAACACTAACACCACTATAAACTATTGTACTAATATCTCCCCTTATTGTTTGGGGTGATATAACTATATTGTAAGTATCACTCATTATATTGGTGGGTTTACATATTCATACCAAAGGACTGGAATATTAGTTCCAACTCTAGTTCCCGTTTTTATGTCATAGATTCTATAGTTAATATTAATATAATCCAGAACAACTCTATAATAGAAATATTGCGTACTATCAAATGCATAAACATTTCCACCATTACTTGCCGAATTTAACGTTGATTGTGGAGCGTTCATTAATTTTGTAAATTGTCCTGTAGAAGCATTATAAAATTTTGCGGTCATATAAAAGGTATTAATTGGCATAAATTTTAAACTCTTTAACCAATAAATAAAAAACCCTTCTTTATCACCAACATAGTCTAATTTGAATTTTGGCTTTCTAATATTTACAGGTGTTCTAGCCATGTTGACTTCTTGTACTAAACCTTGTTGTGTTGGTAAGATGACAGTAAAATAATTTTTTTGTCTTTTCTCATCAACAGTATCGTAAAAGTCTAACTTAAAAAATGATTTCGCAAATTTATTAGAATAATAAAAAATTTCTTGTGTTGTAAATCCTTCTCCCAAATAACTATTTTCCCAACTTGATTCCAACGTTAAAGAACCTCCAGAGTAAAAATTAAATTCGTAATTGATATCTGTTTTATTTGAACCTTCATGGGGAGCATGTGGAAATCTATTAACCTCAAAATCATATCCCGGACCTATAACTTGTTTAATTACATTTTCTTGATATTGGTCAATCCCATCATCAAGCCCTTCATAATCCCAACTCAATTCAATAGGAATGTTGATTTGCTTATCTATAAGCCCAAATTGTTGAATTACAAAATTATTATTCACATTTATCAATTATAGGTTTATTAGGTATATCTAATCCAGTTATTACCTGATTAAGGTCAAATCCTTTATCATCAGGTATTAATCTAAATATCGTATTAGCGTAAGGGTAATGAGATAAATTTAAAAATGGATAATCAACCCCTCTTCCTAAATCATCAAAAAAACCATAAGTATATAAATCTCTCCATCTAAACGCTTGGTCAGCGTTAGAATAAAATGCGTAACTAGGTATGTTATCCACAGTTGCCGGGTCTCCAAATTCAACATAATCAGAAAAAACTCTTATTGTTGTTGGGTAGTGAGGTTGATAATAATACCCAGCAGAATTTTGATTAGATGGGTCAATACTAGTTTGAAACACATCTTGATTAAATTTTATCTTTTGATAGTATGGTGAAATCACTCTTTCAATTTGAAAATAATCATTCCACTCACAAAAATCTCCGTCAACTAAAGAACCGATTTCTAAATTTTTATTATAGTAAAAAGTTTTAGCAACACCTGAAGTTTGAGTATATGAATCTGTTTTAATATTTGAATTTGAATTCAAATTATTTGCACTCCACCAAGAGTTATTTGTCTTTGTAATGTTAAATTGCCAACCTTGTTTTAATCCAACTCCCTGTGACGGAGCGTTAAATAGTCCTGAATATCCTCTATTTATGATGGTTAAAAATAATTCAGTTATAGGCCTTTTTTGATTGTCTAATAATTTATTAATATCAATGTCTCTCTTCATTGTTATTGTAAAAGCATTAGAACTAGTTTTTTGCGAGATTCTTGTTATATTATTTGGCGTTAATGAACTTAATTCTAATTTTTTCTCATCTCCAAATGGATTTTTTTCAAACCCTGTTTTAGTAATAATTACATCATTGATATCACTTAAAACTTTATGTTGTCTAACATAATATTTTGATTTGGTTTCAATTGGATTATCATAATTAACAATTCTTTTAAATGTTCCAATTGTTCCGCTATTCAAAGAAGTTCCTGTAAATCCTATATTGTATACGTTGAATATATATAAGTCACTATCAAATAATCCGTTACCCAAAGAATACACTTCAAATAAATCTTCATTCCTATATTGGTACACTTCATCGTTAATTTTTAACTCTACGGATTCTCCTACTACAAGCCCATGAGGACAAATACATTCAAATGAAATTACACCACTACCTTCTTGTGTATTTTTTTTAATGACAAAAGGAATACCTTCTTTAGCAACCCAATCATAATAATTACCATCTAAAGTTGCAGACATTTCAACATCTTCATTATTATTAGATGCATATGTTATATAATAATTCCAATTATAAGTAAAAGCACTTTTAGACGCATACCCAATATGTTCATTAGTAATATCGTCTCTTAAAAAATCAAACTCATAATACTGTGGATATCCTTGCCAATCTCCCGTAAAAACAGATGATTCAGCATTTACATAATAAAGATTATTTTGAATTGGAATAAACTTTGTACTACCTGTAAAAACATTACTATACAAGTACCCAACTTTAAATGTGGGTCTAAATATTGTAGAAGATTGTCTCTCATCATCATAAACTTGAGCTAAACTTACAGTATAATTTCTATCATACTCAACAAGATTTTGACTCTGTTGCTCCAAAGATATTTCAATCCTTTGGTCATTTGATGGGGCAGATTTGTACTCCTGACTACTTGGTTTGATAGTATATTTATTCATCTATAGAATATTTTGTTTTAAACTTTTCTATCGCAGTTCCACCTACTACCGTACCAAAATAAAAATGGAATGGAGCACCAACTATATTTTTATTACTTAATACTGGACCTTGTGGTTTATAATTTGTTCCTGCAACTAAAACTGTGTCATTTGATACATTAAAAATATAACCTCTCATATTTTGGTCATTAACTATTCCGGAAGCTTTAAAATAATCCCCACTAATTCTATCTAAAGATTGATAATTTTTCTGAACAATTCCTGATGAGTTTGTTGCCCATGTATTTTTTTCTGTTCCAAATATTTGATTAGTATTTTGTATTTCCCATCTATAAAATGGAACTTCCTGTGATTTTATTCCAAATGTGTACGGAGTTGCAGTTGCTGTTGGGCTTGACCTAAAATCAATTCTACCAGGAGTTATATAATCTTTGAATTGTAGATTAGTTGTTGTTGATGAATAGAATACTCCTATTGTTGGCTTACTTGGTGTTCCGTATATATTAACAGGAGGCGTTGTTCCTGAAAAACTATAAAATTCAGGTGAAAATTTAATAACTCCTTCTTCAGAATTTATTGACATTAGTTGAGCTAAATCACCATCTATTCTTGTACCTTTTCTTGTGAAGAGTTGATTTAATGAGTTATTACCTATAGATAATAATTGTTGTAAAAAATTCTCATCAATAATTCTAGAAATAACAAAAAAGTTAACTAAATCTGATGTGTCTCCATAACTTGTAGGTGCTAATGTATCTAAAATATATGCGTTTGTTGATGGGTCTAATGTTATTTCAGAATAAAATGAATCCTTATATCCTAAGTCTATTATTGTAGTTGGATATAAAAGATTTAATACATTGTTACTATTACTGTTTTCTGTGGGTAATTTTCCAATAAATTTATTCGTAGTATTATTATACGGACTACTTCTATAATAGAAGTTGTTTGATACTGATTCAAAATAAACCACCTCTTTACAAAATTTTGCAGGATTAGGTTTATTCTGACTATTATATGTTGTATCAGTTTGAATTGGAAACATATATAATGAACCATTTACCCAGTTATTTGCGAAAGTTTGTGAAAGAACCCCTCTACACAATCCGTAGAAAAACCTATATCTATAACCCCACTCTTGGAAATATTGTATATCTTTAAATAAACCAAACAGAGGGTTTGTAAAAAACACATAACACCCATTTTCTACTTGGTCTTTTATTTGACAATTATTCTTTATACCAAAAGTTCCGCTAAAACCTGAATAACAAGAAAGTGAAACCATGTCAGGACAATTATCAAAACTAGAAAAGACTTTATCCGCGTATGCAATGTCTTCAATATCTGGAGATACTTGTTGTGCACCTGTTGAGTACGAATTTGCAACAATATTTTCATCAGGTTCAGGTATTACGTAAAAAACAAAATTATTGTTTTGTTGTAGTAACATAGGATTTGTATCCCAACTTCCCCCATCCAACTGGTCTGACGATGGTAATCTATCTAATCTAACAACATTTCTATTCTTATTAGAAAAAGACATTGGGTTTAATATTGTCTTTGCATAAGAATTATACGAATAATATTGGAATTTATAACTATCATATGAACCACCTAACGCATCTCTACCTGTTATTAATGCATTTCCAGACAAATCCTCAGAATTATCATACTTAGATTCATTAGCGTTAGAATTCCAAAATTCATTTGAAGTATTTGTATGTATACCTGTTGCCCCAAAATAATTTTTAGTATATGTGTATGGTAAACTATTTGAATACGAAGAATCAATATCACCATAATATCCTATTGTTGATGACGTAAATCCTGAAAAATCATTTCCAGAGGTAAAGAAATATGATGGATATGTTATTTCAGTTTGATTAAAATTTTGTACTGTTTTAGATGAACTTACAAGTTTTTGTATTGGTATATTAACTCTAGTTGATGCAGTTATACTATATTTATTATCATCAACTGAAGAACCAAAAAGTACCCCTAAATTGTACCTATTGATGTATTTTGGAGAATATGGGTCAACCCCTCTTTGTAATATTAAAACATATTGATTATCATAATTTTCATAAAAATCTCTAAATTTTAATAATCCACCATCTCTATTGAAATTAACATAATTATCAAAATCTCTATACTGAAACAAATCTCTGTGTACTTTACCATTAATCACTGTTTTTGAATCCAATATATCAATAAATGTTTGTCCATTGGTTGGTGTTATTCCCATTTTAAAGAACTCACTAACGGTTATTGCGGTGACAACTTGTAGATATTCTCTATCCATTGGGAATATTTGTCTGTCCACAGTAGAACCCGTAGGTAGTGAATATGAGACAGAGTTTTCACTTAACTGATTAGTTTCATTAACATATTTCACACTAACTAAAGTTGGCCCTGATATTGTTGTACCTGATACCCCAATAGTTGCTCCACTATTTGTTGTTTGTGTTACATATGAATTTAAATCAGTTGTTGTTGCCGGATTGACAGTAGTTAATAATTCTCCCGCAAAATATTCTACTGTAGATAAAACAGCAATGGTATTATCTAAATGGAAAGTGTTTGGATTATAGTTATTTGCAAAACTAACTTTAATTTTATTAGTCTCATTAAAAAATGATTGTCTTGTGTTGAATATATTAATTCTTTCCCCCAGTGGTAAATCGTAACCATACGCAAAAAGTCTTTTATCGTCACTACTTCTTCTCATCACACCTGACTTAGGTACTTTGTAAACGGTAGTAGCATATGACCCCTGATTTCCACCCATAGCCTCAGAATAAATTTGAGCATATGTATCAATATCTTCACTAGGAGTATCTCCAGAAAAATAGTTTTGAAACTTTGTAAGATAATTTGCAGGACTAGAAACAAATGTTAAAGTTCCTGACGTACCAGTGTCAACACTTCTACTAGTCACTTCTGTTTTAGCACACTCACAAGTCTCACAAGTTGGATATAACATCATTGGAAACCTAACAGGGAATCCCTTATCTTGACATCTAAGCCCGAATAACGTACATAAAAACCCAAACGGTCTTATTCCAAAAATTTTAATCCCACAAAGAGCACAAATTATTCTAATAATCTGATATATAGCACCAAATATTATATGTATTGCTATCAACAAAAAAAGTCCTTGAAATTGGAAAAGTTGCATCAATATAGAAAATAAAAAAAATAAAAAGTCAAAGTTCCTGACACCGTCATTAACCGGAAATTTATTTATTGAATTATTACAACTATCGTCATCAATTTCTTTAATACCAATAAATCTTCCTTTTCCTCCTTTTTTAAATTCATCTATTAACCCTGACACAGTATAAACTTTATTGTACCCGAATTGATAAAAGGTATCTTGGCAATTTACAATCTCATTTATTTTTTCATTTGCGTCATTAATGTTTGATATACCTTCAGTATATCCTGACCAATCAAGTCCGAAGTAATAAGAACTTCTAAGTTGTGCCTGTTGTGTTGCATTTCCATTTGAAACTGGGTCTGATGATGAACTTGTCCACCCAAACTCTCTAACATTAGGAACAAGAAAATACGCCCTTCTAACTGATTCTGTTAATGACTTTGATTGTTGCCATTTAATTTTAAATCTATATTTTCCTTTTGTTGGTATCCCTATTGATGGGTCTGTTGATATAACTTTTTCACCAAATTCATTAGTTATAACATAATCTAAATTCATCGGTAATTCTGTTACCCACGTACCGTCTTGGTCTATTATATTTCCCGCCTGTTCTAATCTATATTCTTCCAATACAGGATTACCATCAATGTCTTGTTCTATTTTTTGCCTAACCGACAATATTTGTCCAGGTCCTGCAGTTAATCCACATAAATTACCCATGTTATCTCTAGGCTTACAATTTTTTCTTACTCTATACTTGTCAGATGTTGAAAAAATTGAACCTATAAAAACTGATGTTGGTTGTATGTTAATATTTGCATCGTCTCTTAAATCAAAATCAACCCTATTGATTGCAAGTTGACATATTTCAGGTTCTCCCCACAATGGTTGTACTTCTACCGTCTTATTTAATGTTATAATTTGTGGTAAAGAATTTAAATCATTAGAACTTCTAAATTGGTTTCCAGCAACTTGGGATTCTGTTGCCAATCCCATTCTGATTAAATCTTGTGGTGTTAATGAAAATTCACCAATGTCAGATAAATCAACATCCATTACAAGAGTTTGGAATCCTGTTGGAACTCCCATTATCATATAATCACCACTATCATTTGTTTTTACTGTAAACCTATAATATTTGTCAAATATTTCTATCGCTGTTGCATTAGTAAGTACATCCTGTTTTGTTGGAAACGTTCCTGTTGATGCATGTTTACTATATGATTTTTCATACGGTAATAAATTATAACGATACCCATCTTCATTTTTATCTGTTGGTTGTGTGTACGGATATATTGGTGATATTAAATCACTTGTTGAATCTTCAGCGGTTACTGGTATAAAAACAGAAACTTTTGCATTTGCAATACCATATCCATTATTAGCGGTAACTCTTCCAACAACAACCCCATAATCTGCACAAGAACGAGCATAAACATCTGTTTGTTGAAGTTTTAAAGATAAAATCTCTAAAGATTCAAAATCTTGATTGAGTTCTACATTAATTGTTTTGTTAATCCCTAACTCTGTTCTTATCCTGTAGCTTTGACTCATTTGGTCTTTAATCTATAAATAGTTTAGGGCAAATTTTTACAGAGTGTAAAAACACCATTATAAATGTACTAACCATTTCAGATAAATAAACTTATTAGGAGAATGTTACTGTTTGGAAATTCTTTACACTTACTTTAATATCTTTAGTTGGATATCTTACCTGATAGATTTGAACGGGTTCTGCAAAAATTGTATCGTCTACAGGTTGTATTAATCTTGTTTCTTCATTAGAATATTGCATTGATGTTTCAAATGAAGAATATTGACCACCAACTTGATTATATATATTCAATCCAGAAACAGTTATAACACCTTCTTGATTTTGTATAATACTTTTTATTTCAGATAAATAAATATTTTGACCAAGTTGTCTAAATAGAGGATTAAAGTAATCAGATATTTTATTTACAACATCCGTTATGACTTGTCCTGAATTTTGAGTTGCTTGTAATACAATTGAAACTTCAACACTTACATCAATTACCTGAGCTGTTTGTATTGAAATATAATCATTTAACATCCTATAATTAGATAAATAATTTGCAATATTTTGTTTAAGTGTGTTTGATACAATACTTGTAAGCTTACCTGAAGTATCATATGATAATATCTGAATAAGAACTTTATTATCATTTTCTGTAATAGAAACTTTTGCAGGTGCTCCAAATTGCGATGGCATGTTTCTTAATAACGCCTCATAATCTTGAACCGTTACCGCTCTTTTTTGTGCGGAAAAGTTAAATGATACATAGTTTCTAACTTCTTCTATGGAAGGCTGATTAGCTCCTCCAATTGCTGCTGTCACGTTTACACATCTCAAAGAATTAACAACAGAAGAGTTTGTAAGTTCTGAAGGTCCGTTAACATAAAAATTAACTGTGCCAACTTGATTAATAACATTCGTACCTAAATTTGTTGCCAATCCACCACCAACTCTATATTGAATAAACAGAGTTGAGTTTGGAACTAATGCCGAACCAAGTGAAAAGTTATTTAAATAATTTTGAATATTCAAAGGTGTTCCCAAATTAGTAAACATATTAAGTTGGTCTTGAGCCGATGTTGTTCCTCCACCAAAAGTCATTTTCTTAAATCCTTCAGGTGTATATTCTGAAATAAATCTATCATTAGTTTGAATGTATCTACCGACTTTAATTCCAGGTTGGTCGGATACTTTAGTTGGGTCTTCAACAAAAATCCTATCTTCTGCCAAAGCATCAACCTCAAGCCATCTGTTATCAGCCCCAAGAAATTCTGCAACTGTTGGCACATTTGTATAGTCAGTTCCGTTCTTTAATAACACACTTGTTATACCTAAAACATTTTTTTCAGGTAAAAATAATTCAAAGAAAGGTCTAACATCATTTGGTGAAATTACTCTTTTGAATACTTTTGTAATACCATTAACAACAAGTTCTCTTTTAGTTATTGTATAATTTAAAAGAACTCCATTAGTATTAAAGTTTGGTATTTTTAATCTATTAGGAAACCCTTGAGCATTATATGGTGATGTAAAATCAATATCGTAAATATTTTCAAACACAATACCCGCTCCGCTAACTTGAGAACCTCTTACAAGTTGTCCCAAATATCTTTCATCTTCTTTATCTCCAAAGACTGGAACTGTTATTGAAAAATCAACTAAAGCAACACTCGGTCTTTGTCCCGGTATTTTTAATCCATAAGTTCTTGCAATGTTATAAATTGAAGACCTTTGCTGAGCATATTGAAGAACTGTTTCTTGTATACTCCTATCTATATGATAATGTAGGTTCTCTGCAATTGCAGCATTTAAATCTAAAAAAACTGAGAAAACAGAAGCGTCATTAAAATCCTGTATTAAATCAGGATAATATGTTTTTGAATAATTAAGGAGTTCTGCTCTTATTCCCTGAAAATCTCTGACCGTATATGATATTTTGTTGTTAGCCATCTTGTATTAAATATTAACAATAACGAAATCACTTTGAGAAAATACTGAATTTCCTGTTGAATAATCTATTCTTATTTTAGCGGTATATTCATATGTGTTTTTTCCCGGTAACCTATAGACATCATAAAGTGAAGTGCTACCTATAGTACCTTTAAAATCTCCATTAACTTCGTCCTCAGATGATATTGGCTCAATAGAGATATTATTAACAATTAAATTTGGCATAAATTGTGATATAGAATCTCTAATGTCAGACTCTATAGCACTGAATGTTAAACCATCAAATGGTTCAAATATATATTCATATAATCTTGTACCAAAATCAGGTAAAAAATATCGTGAACCCTTTCTAGTTAATAATAAATGAATTAAGTCTGCTCTTATTTCTTGCGACTCATATTCAGTTAGCGCTAAGTAGTTTCCCCTTCTTGAATCTTGAAATGGAAAAAATAAACCGTATGTAGTACCATCTGCCATATTACATAAATATACGCAGACTATTTTTCATATAAAGTGGTATTTCCTTTTACACCTCTTGGTTCATAAGGACAATGACGGCACCCATTTACTGACCCACAACAATGACCTCTATCTTTATGATAGTCTTCAGTAAAGACTATCATTTTTCCTTCAATGTAATAATAGGAAGGGAGAAGTTTATTCTTCTCCCTATCTTTTTTTTCTGTATTTTCCATAGGTTGTTATACTAATGTTACTTCACATGCTCCACCAGCACAAGCAATTTCTCCACTTAAATTTGTGTCATCGTCCATTTCAACAATGTTAGACAAATCAACATCATGAAGTGTTTCCATTAACTCGTCATACTTTTCTTTGGTACAATCTTCAAACGGTGCTTGTATATAACTACCACCATCATATGGTAGAACTGATAGTCCGTTATAGTGGTCTCTATTTTCCCACATCCACTCACCAACCGCAGGCCATTCGTGTTCTCTAATAGACACAGTTGCCGATACATTGTGAGAATTATTTCCTGTTCTGTGGCCTGGTTTAATCCATTCCATATGAACTTTCTTAACTCTCTCAAGAAGTTGAATTGGTGATTCATTTCTTAAAATAGAACCTTCTGGCGCTTTTTGTGGGATACCAATAACAGCTGTGTCATGTGGTCTGAAATACTCGTCTTCAACTAGTTCAGGATGGTTTTCTTTCAAGTAAGTATATATCGCTTCGTTCTTACCAACCCTTACTCTTCTAATATAATATTCATTATGCCACGCATGAATTCCTGATGATGTACCGAGAGTTAATGATGTTGTTCCGGCAGGTTTAACTGTAGTTGCTCTTGCCGCAGGATTGATATCAAGCAATTCGGCAACTCTTTTATTTTCTTCTTTTACTACTTTAGAAGCCGCTTTCATATCTAATTTCAAAACTGCACCTGAACCAATACCTGTCATGGAAATTCCAATCAACGCATCTTTTTCAGTAGTTCTTTGCCATATCGGTCTAAGATAGTGAAAGTTAGTATATCCCGCTTGTAAAGTTCCAAGGAACGATGCCGCCCTAACTCTGTCTTCGTAATCTTCTTGGGACGATACATTTGATACATTCACCTCTGTAAGATTACAGAATTGGAATGGTCTTAGTGCGATTTCACAACAAGGGTTAGTTCCCCAATCTTTATCGTTAGTTAAGTAAATACCGGGTTCACCAGCTCCGCTAGCTTCAATTCTCTTCCAAAGGTCCATGAAGTAGTCTTTTGTTATTTTGTGTCTAAGTAATACTGCTGAGTTGTTAGACCTACCTCTCTGTGGATTTGTCTCCCACCAAGCACCTGACTTACAACCAATCATTTCGTCATCTGTTGCAGAGAACAATGAGATAAGTGCCGCTCTTCTAATACCACCAGCCAATACCGCATCTGCAATATGACATACCATATCATGAACTTCAATTGGTTTTAGTTTTTCACCATTTTCTTTTGAATCAAGGATACCCTCAAGTTTGATAAGACATTCTTTAAGTGGTTGAGGTCCGGGAGCTTTACCACCTGAAGTAACCAATCTCGCACCTTTTGCTCTAATATCACTAAAATCAAATTCAATATGGGAACCACCAAAGAAATATGATTTAACAATGGCCTTAACAGCATCTGCCCATCCTTCAATAGAATCCGCAACCAACCATCTTCTTGACCTTTCTTTATTTGGTTTCATAATCTCAGGTAAAACTTCAACATGATGTTTTTGAACTGAATACCCTACTCCAGTTCCGCCTAACAATAAGAACATTATTTCAGAGAATACTCTCCAATCATCAATCGGTGCGAATGCACAGTTGTAAATTCTGTTTGGTGAAATCTCAATAGGTTTTCCCGCAAACTGCATTGACCTCATTGATGGTAAAACCTGTTTATTAAAGACATAGATATAGTTCTCTCTAATCTCTTTTTCAAGTTGCGGATAATGTTTGATGTGCATTTCCATGTTTCTTGTGACCAACTCTTGCCACGTCTCTCTTCTCTTCAATTCGGGAATATACTTAGCATACTTCATGTATACTGTTACTTCCGACAAAATTTTGTTTGAAATTTCCATTTTTTCTTTTATTGTTTTTTATTAAAAAATCGTTGATTTTAATTATAAATATAGGGTCGCCATATAAGCGACCCACAAATTTAATTAAAAATAATAAGTTTTTTTCAAAAAAAGTAGATATTTAGTTTGTTTGTTTTTTTGATTCCTCTTTTTGTTTTCTCTTCTCCAAGAGTTCTCTAACCCTATCTCTATTTTTTTCTTCTTTCTGTTCTTCAAATCCTAAGAACGTAACAGAGCTTTCTGTATCTATTTCAAGAAGTTCATTGTTAAATTTACAATTTTCAAACACAACTCCGTCTTTTCCTAACCTTGACTTGGTAATTGCGATTGTTGCTAAGTTCATTTCTTTTTGTTGTAATGTTTTTGCAACTGTAATAATTACATGACCCACTTGTGCCTTTTTAATAGAACCACCCATTTGGTCTGTAGTTACAACTTCAGATGAGATTGATGCCCTATTTCCTTGAGTCGCTGTCCATCCCGCGATATCCAATTCGTGACACATAGATTCAAACCCTCTCATCACAGAACCTTCAGCCTTCCATTCATCTTTAGATGTACTTTCAGGTAAAACACAATCAATATAGTCTAATAAAATCATATCAATTCTATTACCATCTGCTATCATTTTTCTAACCTGATTTTTAATCTGATTCATGGTCATTGTATCAGAAGCCAATTTTTTTAGAATTAACTTATTCTTCATTGTTTCTTGAATCTCGGTTATTTTAGCGATAACATCTTCTTTATGATTTGCTAATTTATCAGGTTCAATCCCCGTCCATATCGTAAAGTGTTTTCTTTGTACGATTTTTGGATTGTCCTCAAAAAATATTTGAAGAACATTATATCCCATGTTAAATGCAGTGTTTGCAATCTTAGTTAAGATTGTAGTTTTACCTACTCCTGTAGGTGCCAATATAACACCAATCTCACCTTTAGCCAAACCACCCTTAAGTAGATTATCTATTCCATGAATGCCCATCGGTATTGGGTGTCTGTAGTCTTCGTCCAAAACTGTCTCAAGATTCTGAAACACATCTTCTGTTCCAGTCTCAATTTGTCCAACCTGTAAAGCCTCTCTAATTAATCCTTCAACTTTATCATATGATTCAAAGTCTCCTTCGTTGATAATTTTCTGTGCCTTCTCCATTGCCTTCTGAAGTTCTTGTTGTTTACAAAACTTCAGACCTCTTTCCTGTACAAAAACTGAACCTTCAAGAGGTGCATCCTTAATTTGTTTCAATGTATCCAAAACAATTTTAGAAACAAGTTCTTGTGAAATTTCAGACTTTACGATTTGTTCAAGAGTATCAAAAGATGGTGACGATTCATATTTTTTATGATATTCCTTAATCATCTGTGTGATAATTTTAAAGTACTTATTATCAAAATATGAACTTTCTAAAACATCTATAATTGCACCTGAAAAGGTCTTGTCTAGAACTATTTGATTTATCAGCTGAAGCTGAAAGGTGTTACCTAAATACTCAAAATTTTTCATCATAATTTTAGACCTCTATATTAATTAAATATTTACTTACTCAAGTCGTACCCCAAATACTTAAAATTTAATTTTTGCGATGAAAAAATATCAGTCAACTCTCTTAATAAATCTTTCAAATATGACCTTACATCAACGGTATATCTAACTTTTGGAGGAAACATTTTTCCATCAAAAGTTCTATGAGAAATAACTTGTTCTCCCAATTTGATATAAATGTTAAAAACTTCAGGTCCGTCAGTAAAAGATGTTTCCATAACTGAAGGGTCATACATAATAGAATCTTTATTATCCAACATGTAGATAGTTGTTTTCATTTTCAAATCATACTTTAATGTATCAGAAACATCTTTTAGAAATTCATAAAGTTCTATTGAATTTTTTGCCTTAGGATTAAATCCTTTTACATTAAAAAATCTTTGTACTACAAAATTGTCATTGAGAGTTAAAAGGAATTCTAATTTTGTGATGTCTTGCTCTTTCATAATTTAATTTTTATTTGTGTTTCTTTTTTCTTTTCTTGTCAGTTTCATAAATGGTCTAAGGAAATCTACCCAAGCTTCATCATTCTTAGGAAGAAACTTGAACATCCCATCTTTAACCATCATTCTCATTAGATTTTTATATCCTCTGTCAGTGGGGTCTATTGTGTCTTTATGAATTTGTTCTACTAGTTCTTTACCTTCATCAGTAATTAGTGGGTTTAGTAAATCCACAATTTTCTTGTTGGTATTATAGAACTCTTCCCCAAGTATACCGCTTTTTGTTTTACCAGTCAAAATATTAGATAAACTTTTAATTGGTTTTATTTGCGGGATTTTTCCTGCATTATCCAATATTTCTTCAACAGTGCATGGTTTTTCCTGCAACTCAGGAAAGTATTTAATTAAAGTTTTTTCACCCAAACCTTCAATACCATCAATGTTATCTGATTTGTCCCCCACAAAAACTTTGCAAACCAATACATTCTGATGTAGGAAATCAACCTTATTAATTTTTATCTTATCACCTTGTTTATAATAACTTTTTAAACCAGGTGAATAAATCGTAACCCTTTCATTAATTAACTGTGTAAGGTCTTTATCTGCCGAGAAAATTATTATGTTCTCGTCTGTGGCAATTTTACAATAATAAGCAATGAGGTCATCCGCCTCGTTATCATGCATTTCAACTTGTCTAACAAATACTTCTTCAAGGTATTCTTTAACACGAGACATTTGAGTTAAATATGAATCATACTTTTCGTCATTCATATCACTAAGTCTTCTGTTCTCCTTATACTGTGGATATATTTTTTTTCTTGCGGAGGAGTTTGAATCTCCATCCCAAAACACAACCACCTTGTCGTGATTGTGCTCCTCCAAAAATCGTCTCAATGTGTTTATGAAGTAATATACTCCACCAACATGGGAAGTGTCGTTAAAGAGTTCCTTAACACCATGAAACCCTATTTTAAATAAATTGTTCCCGTCTACTAAAAGTGTTTTACCCACTTTATAAAATTATACTCGTGATAAAAAATTGTTTCTAAATAAATGCTATTCCGTTATCTCATCATCACTTTCATCAAGTTTGATTTCACCATCACCACCAAGTATAGCATTCCAATATTGAGAATATTCTTTTTTATACTTTTCTATTGCTTCTTTTGTATCTTCAATATAACCTTGTGGTACTGCAATTAATTTACCATCGCTATAACCTAAACCATTTACGTGATTTTTTAATATTGAAATTTTGGTCCTAATCGCATATCTCACAGTTCGTCCTCCTTTAGTTGCGGTGATGTGATTAATACCAGCACTTGCCTGATTACCAAAAAGGAATACTAATGAAGATGCTAACCATAATGCT